GAGTTTGCGTAGCATTTTTTTTGGAATTGTATTATGTTGTGGTTTTGAAGGCCAATCTATCCAATCTTCTAACTCTTTCATTGTTTCCTCCTGTTGACTATATTAACAGTGTAGACGCCTCGACATGAAATGTCAACAATAAGATATATCTTACACAAAAATAAGATTTTTTAACGCGCTTTAAGCTTTCCTTAATGTTTCTGTAAGAGTAAACTTATATTTAAACATTTACCCATGTTTTACCTGCTTGTGCGAGATGGAGTCTATAGAGGGTTACCCACATCACGAACCAAAGGATTGACAGCAAGCAGGCTTTTTTTGACTTTGAATAAAAGTTATCCACAAAAGATTAAGGGAAGATTAAGAATTTAAGCTATAAAAAAATAAGGTTTTTTATATAAAAATACTTGCATAAGGATTTTAATGTGCTATATTTACAATATCTGTGCAACAATAAAAAACGTTATAAAGAAGGTTTATTAGCTATGCGGGGGCGGTTCTTAACGTCCGCGCACAGACCCCAAGTAGCTAATAAGCCTTTTTTTTTGCCTGCAAGGAAAGTGGGTAAGGGGGCTTGTTAATGGAGTATTTTAAAATATCTAATAAATATTTTAGTAAAATTAAGCATTATAAATATCGTAATCCCAAATGGATAAAACTATATAATGATTTACTAGATGATTATCAATTTCTCAAATTACCTGATCAAAAAAAATACCATTTTATAGCACTTTTATTATTAGCAAGCCGCGATGAAAATAAAATTATTTTTGATGGTCTGTGGATAAGTAGGAGAATAAATGCTGATTCAGAAATTGATCTAAATATGTTTTTAGAGCTTGGTTTTATAGAAAAAATTAAGAAATATAAGCGTGCAAAAACTTGCAAAGAAAAAAACGAAAATAATCAAAATTTTACAAAAAAAGATGCAAGTAACAAACACATTAAAAACAATGAGTTAGAGTCAAATGCTAGCAACACGCTAGCTAATTGCACGCAAGATGCTAGCAACATGCTTTCTCAGAGTAAGAGAGAGAGTAGAGCAGAGCAGAGTAGAGAAGAGAAGAGTGCGCTATCGCGCACGGAATTTTTGTTTAATTTTAAAACAGCCAATTGCAGTGTAAAAATTAATCAAGAATATTACGATGATTTAAAAGCGAATTATCAACGAGTGAATGTTTTGCAAGAATTTGGGAAAATGAATCAGTGGTATTGCGATCATCCAGAAGCAAAGATTACATTGGCTAGTTTTAAACATCATGTTCGAAAATGGATGAATCGAGCGCAAGAAAATCCTTACACAAAATGCAAACATTGCGGCAAAGACATTCAGAAGCCACGGGAATATTGCTATGAGTGCGAAAACAAAAAAAACAAAGATACTGAAAAAGTCATTCCGCAAGTGGGAAAAATTTTAAAAGTGATAGCAAATGGTTGAAGAATACGTTATGCAAGATCATGATTTTCCAGAAATCGAGCAGAAATTGGAAAATGATAAGCAGAAAGGATGCTACGAACAAGCTATGCGGGACATGGTGAACCAAAACCCGAAAATGTTTGCAGGTGAAAAATGGAACAAGTGGCGAAACAAACCAGAGGAGGAAATGTTATGCGAAGACGAGGGATTGAATGGGGAAAGCTAAGCAAAGACGAAACAAGAAAAATAATTTACAGCGATAAAAATTCTCAGCACCTCTGGAAAAATCCAAAACTTGAGGAACTGAAAAAAGAAGCAATCGAAATGATGAAAGATCGAATCGAGCATAATCGAAAATTGCGCAAACGGTGGCATTGAAGAATTTGGGGGTGATCGTTTTTTAAACAACGTGAAATAAGGAAAGAAAAGAAAATGTTCCTTGATATACCCGATTGCCCCCAGATATACCCTGAGAGCTAATTAAAAGCTCGTGATAAGGAGATCTCGGAAAATTCGATCCTTACCATACAAACAAAAATCTCCGCTGACAGGTTGTTTATGGCGGTCTGAAAAATGAATAAAATTTGAACAGTAAAATTTAAAACGGAAATAAAGAGGTGTTGCAATCATGACAGAAAAAAAATTAAAAGGATTAAAAGTTCCGCCGCATTCTATTGAGGCAGAGCAGTCAATACTTGGCGGTTTGATGTTAGATAATAATTCTTGGGATAAAATCGCAGATCGAATTATAGAAAATGATTTTTATCGTCAGGATCATCGTGTTATTTTTAATGCTATGTCTTATTTGGTTAATCGGCAGCAGCCTTTTGATACGTTAACGCTAACAGAAGTATTAAAAACTCAAAACAAATTAGATCAAGTGGGCGGAGAAGTTTATTTATTTAATTTAGCTAAGAACACACCGAGTGTTTCTAATATTACTGCTTACGCAGATATTGTACGTGAACGTTCTATTTTGCGGCAGTTAGTTGATATTTCAAATAAAATTGCGGATGATGCATTTAATCCTGATGGTCGTGCCAGTCAGGAATTATTGGATTTAGCTGAGCAAAAAGTTTTTTCAATTGCAGAACAATGGTCGCGCGGTAGTCAAGTTAAAAATATTTCATCATTATTGGCTAATGCAGTAGATCATTTGGAAACTTTATTTCACAGTACTGAACCAATTACTGGATTGCCAACAGGTTATACCGATATTGATAATTTAACTTGTGGTTTGCAAAAATCAGATTTGATTATTGTGGCGGGTCGTCCTTCTATGGGGAAAACTTCTTTGGTAATGAATATGGCAGAATATGCTGCAATAAAATGCAAACAACCGATATTAATTTTTAGTATGGAAATGTCGGGTGAATCTTTGGTGATACGCTTATTGTCATCGTTAGGTCGCATTGATCAACATAAAATGCGTTCAGGTAAATTACAAGATGAAGATTGGTCGCGTATTACGACTGGAATAAGTATGTTATCAGAAGTAAAAATGTTTATTGATGATACTGCGGCATTAAGTCCAGCGGAAATAAGATCGCGCGCGCGTCGAGTTGCACGCGAACATGGTCAGCTTGGATTGATAGTGATTGATTATTTGCAGTTGATGAAGGTTCCGGGTTACAAAGAAAATCGCACAAATGAAATGTCAGAAATATCTCGCAGTATGAAAGCGTTAGCAAAAGAATTAAATGTTCCAGTGATCGCGCTTTCGCAATTGAATCGTGGTGTTGAACAGCGCAGTGATAAGCGTCCATCGATGGCAGATTTACGTGACTCTGGCGCCCTAGAGCAAGATTCAGATTTGATTTTATTTATTTATCGTGATGAAGTTTATAATCCAGAAAGTCCTGATAAAGGTATAGCCGAAATAAATATCGGTAAGCAGCGTAACGGCCCACTTGGAACAGTAAGATTAACTTTCTTAGGCAAATACACACGTTTTGAAAATTATACAGGAGAAAAAATATGAGCGAAGAAAATAAAAAAATAAAAGAATTAAAAAAGTGTGCGTATTGTGATAAATCTTTAGCAGGATTGATGATTAATGTAGAGCACATTGTAGGACGAAAGAAATATTGCTCGAAGGAATGTTTTGAAAGAGGGGAAAATAATGTGTAAGGTTTATTGTGATGTGTGTGGAACACTTATTAATTTGATTATATCGTGGGGAGGGGCTTTCCCACATTCACAACCCGATGGAAGTTATATGTAACGGAGAAAATTTAATTTTTAATAAATCAAAAGGAGAAAATCATGACTAAAAAAAACAAAACTAAAAATAAACCAGAAAATCAGCCTCAAGGAAAAAAGAAACCAGAACTAAAACTAACGGAAAAACAAAAAAAGCAAATGGAAAATCAGAAATTACAAGAGTTACAACAAATTGAAAACGTTATGGTTTCAGAAACTCATCAAGTTTTATTTTATATAAGAACAATGATAAATGGACATTTTATACGGCTTTTAACTTTAAACAAAAATCCGCTAAAATATGTTAAATTTTTAAATATAGAAATATCAAAATTATTTAACGATTTTGAAAATCGATTAATTAACGAACAACAGTCAGTTAATCAAAAGGGACAAAAAGATGCGTAAGGTTTATTGTGATGTTTGCGGAAAACTTGTCAATTTGATAACGTCTTGGGAAACTATGACTGTATCTCAGCCATCTTATCAAGATTTTTGCGAGGGATTTTACGCAAAAGATAAAACAGAAGGCGACGTATGCCCCATCTGTCATGAAAGATTAAAAAAAGCGGTAGCAATAGAAATTAAAAAAATCAAGGAAGATTTAAAAGATGGAGATAAAGAAACGGAAGATTGAGTTTAAACTACCGTGGCCGCCAAGTGTGAATAATTACTACGGACGTAATAAAAGAAAAGTTTATCTAAGACCAAAAGTAAGAAAATATTTTGAGACAGCAGTTTTTGAAATGTTTATACAAATTGGTAAGCCAGACAAATTTACAGGAAAAATAAAAATATTGCGTGATATTTATCCGCCAGACAAAAGAAGAAGAGATGAAGATAATATCGTTAAAGCGCTAAACGATACTCTTATGAAAGCAAACTTAATCGAAGATGATTCACAGATTATGGTTGCAACAAATATAAAACATGATCCAGAAAAACCCGGATATGTTAAAATTACAGTAGAGGAAGTATAAATATGTTAACAGGATTTTCTGAAATGCAAAAAAACCTTCAACAACAAAAAGAAGCATTAGAGCTTGGCGTGAGCGAAAGCGAAATAGAAGCATTTATGAGTTATCAAAAAGATGAGCGCGAGAGAATTATTAACCATCTTAAATATTTAAAAGAAACAGGCAAAGATAGATTGTAATTAAATTTTATGTTACAATTAAATTGTAAATGGGTTTATTTTTAATTTGCATGGAAAAGCAAATATGATCAAATATAACAAAGGATAGTTATCATGAAAAATTTTCTTCATAATCCTTTATTATTTTACGCAATATTGTTTTTTGTAATTATCTTAGTATTTATCGATTATTTAATTTCAATCAGATTATTAAACAAAGGATGTCCAAAAAATGCTCAAAAGAATAGCAAAAGGAATGCTAAAAAACAAATTAGCAAAAAATTATCGCGATCAAAAAAAACTCAAAAAAGATAACTTCAAAAAAAATATCGTGCCAAAACTCAAAGAAAAACTAAATTCACTAAAGGAAGAAACTTATGATAGAGATATTAACAATATTCGCATTCGTCTTATTGATTGCAGTTTTTATACTCGCATGCATCGAACATCAAAAATCAAAAAAGAAACAGTGGCTTAAAAAACGTTGGCGTCTTTTTCATGATCTTTAAGATTTGCTAAAACTATTTTCAAAACTAGCTTGACTTTAACTGAAATTTGTATAATATTTGATTAAATAATATTGCATGATTTATGGACAAAACGAGCCTGTGCAACACGTAAAACACAGGAATGAGGCAGAGGATATGCCCAGTAGTGATACGCAATGGAAACCCGGTCAATCAGGGAATCCTTTAGGTGGGAAATTAAGCTCTAAAAGAATAAGGCTTTTTAAGCAGTTAGTTGAACCGCGCACAGAAGAATTAGTCAATCAAGCACTGTCAATCGCATTAAGTGACTCAAAAGATCGAACCAAAGTTTTAGCTGTTTTTTTAGAACGCGTGTTACCAGCGGTTGTCAAAGACAATGAACTACCGGATGAAGTTGAGCTAAAAAGTGGTACATTCTTAGAGCAAGCAGATCACATTAAAAAGCTAATCAGCGACAAGCATATAACGCCAGAACAAGGGCAGGTTCTATTGCTGAATCTAAAAACTACGGCAGAAATCAAATACAAAGAAGATCTTGAAAAACAAGTAATAGATTTACAAGCTCAGATGAAGATATTAAAAGATCAACTTAAAATCAGGGGAAAATAATTGTGTGGGTAAATTGTGCAAACAGCAAGAGTTTCTGGTGCATTATTTTGATATAATGCAAATATTGTTAATTTTAAGAATGTGTGAGGAATGAATTATATTATGACTATAAAAACAAGCGTACAATTTGTAAAGATTGCAGTATGCCCCGTATGAATGTGAATGTGAAAAAGAAGGAATTGAAAAATGCCGCTCGAGAAAGGAAAGTCTGAAAAGACGGTTAGCAAAAATATTAGTGAGCTTATGACAACTAAGCCGGGTAAGAAACGAAAAAAAGCAATTGCAACTATAGCTAAAAAACGCGGAATATCTAAAAAGAAAGCCAAGCAAATTCAAGCGATTGCGATAACTAAAGATATACAGCGTGAAAGCTCAGATAGTCCAATAGACAAAAATACAACTACAATTTCGGCACGCAAATGATTAAAGCGCGATGTCGCATGTTATGTATGCGTTTTAATTTTGCGACAAATACAATGGTTTTTAATCCGATCAAGGATTGTAGAAAATGTGAACATTTAAGAGCAGGATTACGTGACGCAAAAATGTGCAAGTTTGTTGATAAAAAGTTTAAAGAAAAGCAACGGATGCTAAAAAATGAGATCGACGATAGCAGCGTTAAAAGCTGATATAGAACAAATGAAAGCGCAAATAACAGCGCCGAAAGAGCCACATATTCTTTTTGATGAGACTGGATTGCGTTTTAAGCTTAATCATCCACTGGCCAAAGAATATGACCCGTTTGTTAATAGCGAAGTTGGAACTTTTGAGAATTTTCATAATAGCGACGCAAAATTTAATTTGTTAATGGGTGGATTTGGGTCTGGCAAAACCACTGGATGTGTTGCTGATATTCCGATTAAACTATATCACATGCCAACCATGAAAGACGGTGTAAGACGTGCGAGATGGATTATTATTCGTAATACAATGGGTGAGTTAGAATCAACTACATTAAAAAGCTGGAATGATTGGTTTAATAATGACAGGTTTGGTTTCTGTTTAGGTTTATGCAAAATAAGACACAAACCCAATCTTATTTATACTCATATTTACTATGACAATCGTGGCAGATGTGAGCTCGAACTTTTTTGTATTGGTTTAGATTCAGAAAAAGCAAAAGCAAAACTTGAATCTATTGAAGCGACAAATGGTTATGTGAACGAAGCTCAACATATTCCACGCGGGGTTATTGTGCATTTGCTGGGTCGTATCGGAAGATATCCTGCTAAAGACGACATGACGAAACAGTATGACGCTGTAGTAAATGGTGATACAAATCCGCCTCCGGTTACACACTGGATGTTTAAAGATTTCGAAAGCAAAGATAAAATCGAAGGCAATAGAATATTTCATCAACCGCCCGGTTTGATTAAAGATCATAACGGTAACTGGATAAACAATACTAAATGCGATAACGCAAAACATTTGCGGGAAAATTATTATTACGACATGGCGAGAGCTGAAGGATTTAGTGAAGCTTATATTAAAACAATTTGCAATGGAGAATATGGATTTAGCAAGAAAGGAAAAGCGGTTTACGAAGAATATAACGACAATATACATGCAGTTAATGATATTGATATTATAAAAGATTTACCGGTAATTATTGGGGTTGACGGAGGAAGTACGCCAGCTGCATTAATTACACAATTAACAGCAGATGGACAGCAACGTTGCATTAAAGAATTTACGACAAATTTTTCATCAGCGCGAACACTAAAAGAAAATCATGTTTTACCGTGGGTTTTAAACAATTTAGATGAAGAACAGAAAGTATTAATTGTATGTGATCCAAGCATGAGCAAATCAAACGAAAACATCGAAGTAAGCGCGTTAGAAATTTGGGAAGATGCTAGGTGGGAAGTTATAACAGCTAAAAGCAATGTGATAAATTCGCGACTCGAAGCACAGAAAAAGTTTTTAACAAAAATGGTTGGAACGCCAGCTAAACCAGCATTTATTTTATCAAGAGATAAATGTCCGGTTTTGCGGGAAGCTATGGCAACAGAATATTGTTACGTTGAAGTTAAAGGTAAGAACGAGGGAACATTTAAAGATATTCCAGAAAAAATACATCCGTATTCTGATATTGCTGACTGTGCGCAATACACTTCATTAGAATATATTGGCGATGGCGCAAGAATCGCACCAGAACCGTCAAATGACGAAGGATTTTTAATTAGAGAGGTTTATTAAATAACTATGGAATAGCATTTTATCTGCAAATTTTGCAGAAGTTTACAAAAAAGGAGTTTAAAATGGTTGCTAATACTAAAATAACGCTCAAAGAGAGCAAATTAAAATCATCTAAGCGTAAAGAAAAAGATGCGCGCAAAATCACCGCTGAAATCTGGAAAAACGCTGGTGAATGGTTTGATTATTATTCGGATAACATCACTAAACATAGAGAAGATTTTGACTTTACTTTTGCACCAGATGGGCAATGGACGAGTGACGAAATTTCAGAAGCTAATCAACTAGCTAAATTCGGCAAGACTCGACTTACTTTTAACATGATGTTTAAAGTTGTTAATACATTATGTGGCGAATATGCCGAAGTAGATCCTGAATACGAAGTAAGAAATACAGACACGGCGCAAATCACTGAAGCATTGACAAAAAAAATCAATGTTATGTCTGGATTAATGCGTAGTATTTCCAAAAAATCAAAATTTGATAATGTTAAAGAATCTGCGTTTTTATCCGCGGTGGGAGGAGGCTTTGGAGCTTATTGTATCGGGATTGAACGCGAAAAAAAATTAAGTTTTAACAAAGAACCGAGATTTAAGGTTATTAATGATCCAACAACTTGCTTTTGGGATAGAACTGCGCAAAATGAAGACAAATTAGATGGGAAATTTGTTGGACGTTGTTATATTTGGAAAAAAGAAGCTGTTAAAGACAAATATAGAGTTGAAATAGGCAATTCTAATGCACCTATCAGCAATTTTGATACTTTTACGTGGTTAACTGAGGACGACACAATAATTGTCGATTATTATAAAAAAACCCCTTACAAGCGTTCTATTGCGCTTTTAAGCAACGGTCAAACAGTAGACTTAGATAAAGCTCAAATAATGGTGAAAGAATCTAAAAAAAGCATCTTAATGCCAGAACTTGAGATATTAGAAGAAGATACCATTGATGATTATAAAATACATTTTTATAGAGTTGTAGAAGATCAAATACTTGAAGACGAAGAATGGCCAGGTACGAAATTGCCGATTGTTTATCAAGGCGGAATCGCACTTAAATATCGCGGTAAAGAGTACACATTTTCAGCTATACGCTTCTTGAGAGATGCACAGAGAGCCTATAATTATGCACGCAATGAAACTATATACAGGATTAAAAAGCTGCGTAATGAACCTTATTTGGCTTCTGATGGTAATATCAAAGGACATGAAGAAGAGTGGAAAAACGCACATTTACCGCGTGCTGTTTTAAAATTCAGAGAAGTACCCAGCGGTTTTGTTCCAAGACGTGAACCGGCTGGTGATATTCCGCAGGCTTTAATTATTGAAACTCAGACCTCATTTAATGATATTCAGCAGATTTTAGGTCGTTTTGAGGCAAATCAGGGCGCACAAAGCAATGAATTGACTGGTAGAGCGCAAGCTTTTCGTCAAATGGCTGGAAATTTAAGTATCAAAAAGATTTATGACAATGCTGAAGCTGCATTACAAACCGGTGCAGATATTTTGTTAGATTTGTTGCCTAAGATTTATGATAATCAACGAATTGTGCAAACTATAGACGAAAATGGTAAATCTGCTAATGTTCAGATTAATGGAGATGACGGCATAGATTTGACAGATGGCCAATTCGAGGTTGATGTGACAGTAGGCGCAAGTTTTGAGCTGCAAAGACAAATTGCCACGGAATTATTATTAAAAGCCTATGGCGCTAATCCAGCGTATGCTCAAATTTCTGCTGATATATTTGCTAAAAATCTGGACATTAAAGATGCAGCATTACTTGCTAATCGCGCTAGAACTTACTTACAGCCACAAATTACCCAAGATGAAGCTACTAATCAGTCACAAGATAAGATTATTCAACGTAATCAACAGCAAGCACAACAATGGCAGCAAGCGCAGCAACAACTTGTTATGCGAAATATGCAGCTTGATCAGATGGTTAAGCAAAACAAAATGCAGGATGATCGTATTAAAGCGTTATCGAACCAAGTTAGTGCAATGGCTGATATGATGAATGCACGCACAAATCAGGCCAAGGCGCAGCAGGAAGGCGTTATATCGCAGCAAAGAACACAGGCTGAAATGACTAAGGCAGTTGAAGAAGAACGCACAGCGCGTCTTAAATTAGCTCACGAAGCGTTAAAAGCAAGAACAAGTGAGTCGTTATTTGGATAATATAAAATAATAAAAACTTGACTTAATTGCAAAATAATGAAACAATTAAGCTGTTATTAACTAGCAAATATGCAGCTAGTATAAAAAAATGCATAGCCGGAACGTAGCCGCGTAACTATGGCTAATTTGTTCAAAGAATGAACTTATTAAGGAAATGGAAATGACTGAAAATTTAGAAAATGAGGCGCAAGCTTCATCTTCTGATTCGATGTCTGATGATTCCAATTTTAGACCTACAAGAAATATCTTTGTCGGCGAGGAAGGATCTCAGCCCGAATCTCAAGGTGAAACTCAAACCTCAGAAAGTGAAAATAGTAAAAATAGTGAATCTGAAACGTTAGATTTAGATAAGCAGGATAATGCTGAATCTAAAGCTGATGTATCTATCCAAACTGGCGCACAGCAGCAAGCATCTGACAATTCTGAAAAGAAGAAAGATGACAAAATTGTGATGACAAAGGCGGAGATGGATGCTGAAGCTAAAAAGATTCGAGAAATTGAGCATAGAAAAGCTAAACGTGAGATCGAACGTGAGTTAGCTGCTAAGTATAATGAGCAAATGAGACAATCTCAAAATACGCAGCAGCAAACTTATGGTGTGCCCCCACAGCCAACTCCTAATCATATTTGGGTCGCTGACTTAGGCCAGTGGATTGATCCTAATATGAGCGTTGCTGATTTTATTAATAGTCAGCAGCAAGTTGGTAATCAAGCTGGAATGCAAACACAACAACCAGCTAATAGCGCTCAATTTCAACAGCAGATACCGCAAAATCAGGAAGCAGCGCAACATCAATTTGCTGAATCTGTTTGGCGACAAAGAGATGAGTGTGATGTAAAAATGCCTGATTTTAAAGATACTATGCTAAAAGCCCCTTTGACTGAAAATATGGTTGAGGCAGCTTGTGTAGATCCCAGCGGTATGACTAATCTTTATCAAATGGCAAAAGATGCACCCCACGAGCTTTACGCTATATCTAAATTACCAGTTCATGAACAGCAACATAGAATGTGGCTAATGAACGAAAAGTTTAAAAAGCAAAAAGCCGAAAAACTTAAAACAAAAGCCACGGAACAGGCTGCGCCGTTAACTAATACCGGCGAAGTTTCTAAACCAGAGAATGGATTATCTTTGGAGGAATTAAAACGCAAACGGCATAATCAATATTGGGATGCTGGCGGTTAAAAATTTCTAAGTGGTTCATTCTCGTAAAAAGGAGTGAACTACTTATGGCTAATAGCTTTAATTCAACTCGTGAAGTCGTATCGGAACTAATGGTCGATTTCGAGTATAAAACCCCGATGATTTCCACCATGTGGAAAGAGTTTCAGGATAGATTCTTAACAGTTGATGGATGGGATAGAGGCAATCTAATTGATATTGGATTACCAAACCAATACAATGTTGGTGATGGTGAAACTATTACCTCAATTCCTGATTTCAATGAACAAAAAATCACATTATCATTGGATTTCAGAAAACATATTCCAATGAATTTCACTACTCAGCAAATGACTCTTTATACTAAATTTAAGTTTAGAGAAAGATTCATTGATCCGGCTAGTGATACTTTAGCGGATGTTACTGAATCTATTTTAGCGGAGGAAATCTTTAAAAAAGTTTATTTGTTAAGCGGTACTGCTGGTGTTGCACCTAATTCGTATGCGTCAATTGCTGGTGTACGCGCTAAAATGAATAAAATGGGTATTCCAAATCGTAATCGATGGCTTGCCTTTGATGAAGATAATTATAGTGAAATTATTTCTGCTGGAACATTGCAAAACAGCTTTGATATGAAGTTAACACGGGATATTAACCGTGATGCTCAATTAGGTCGTATTGCTCAATTCCAAAGTTATAGCTCACCATTGTTGTATCAACATCAAGCTGGCATAGGTGATGGCACCGCAACCCCCGCTAGTGGCTTAGTTTCATGCGGAACAGTAAAAACGACTGTCACGAGTGGTACAAGCATGGTTCTAACTGGTTTACCTGTATCTCAAGCAGATACTTTGCGGGTTGGTGATAAATTAATTTTTGGACTTGAAAGTGGTACGACAACTACGCCATATCATATTCAACCAAAAACTAAATCAGCAACGAATATTCCATTTTCAGTAACTTTAACTGATGTTGGAACCGGCGCAACTGATGGATCTGGAGAAATAACTGTAAGCTTTGAACCTTCTATTGTAAGCGCAAGTACAGACCCATATAGGAATATCTCTGATACTTCAGGTCTACAAGCAGGCACAACCGCTAGCTTGGTAACGGCTAATACGGGAGTTGGTTCAGCAACCAAAGCTAAATATAAACTAAATCTTTGTTATATTACTCCAGCTTTAATTTTTGCTGCGCCTCCATTACGCATGCCTGAAGGTATACCGGATAAAGCAAAAACTCGTGTTGTCGATAAAGATAATGGCTTGTCCTTGCGTATGTATACATTTACCAATGGTACAGATGATCTTGACACTAAACGTTTGGATATTTTGTTTGGTATTAAAGTCTACAATCCGTTGATATTTGGCTTGCTAGGTTAATCTTCCCAAAGAGGCAGTAAGTTTGTAACCTCAATGGATTTTTCTTACTGCCTCACCCCTTTTTTTTAAAAAGGATTAAACGAGGATTAAAAATGGCGAAGACTACAGTTGATTGGTTATTACAAAGAGCATATCGAATTATTGGTTTAAATAGTAATGATCGTAATTTAAGTGGCGCTAAAATTCAGGAAGGTTTAGACATTTTAAATGAGCTTTTAGATTCATTTTTCGCCGAACCCGATATGATTGCATATTTTGATGAGGTTCAATTTAATTTAGTTACAGGCCAAAAATCTTATGAATTTAGTAATGAAGTAACCGCGGATGTAACTTCTAATAAAATAGCACAACTTAAAAGTGTAAACATTATTGATTCAAATACTAGTTATCCAATGTGGGTACAAAAAGATTTTATTGATTGGGAAGTGCGACGCGTTACAGATCGACAAACAAGACCTTCTCAATGTTATTTACAAAATGAGAATTTTAAATCGTTTTTAATTTTCGATGTTTTACCGGATAAAAATTATATTTGTAAAGTAAAAGCAAAATTTGCTTTAAGCAATGTTGCATTGAGTACAGATTTAGAAACTGTTCCAATTTATTACACTAAATTTTTAACTTTAGCCACAGGGCGCGAGCTAAACAGTATGTATCCAGGCTCAATATGGAATGACAAATTAGAAGCACGATACGAAAAAGCAAAACGAAATATAACTCAAACATCAGATGATGATTTAATGCAGATTACAAATGTTGGGTTAAGTTCAACATATAGATATAGACATTGGGGAATTAATCCTTATTAAATCTTATTAAGGCTAATAATAAATGACAAAACAAAATATAACATTTGACATAATAGGAGGATATTCAAAAGAAGAATACCCAGAGCTTGATCCTCAGGAAACTGTCAACATGTTTCAGGTTAATGCTGTAAATGGGAAAAAAGCTTTATTTCCTAGCCCTGGCTTAAGAGAAGAAATTAATTTTATTCAATCACCTAATAAAAAAGGTAGAAATGTTACTGTTTTCAATAACAGCGTTTTTGCGGTTGTGGGGGACGATATTTATAGATGTACAAAAAGCTCTACAGGATTAGATTATGCTTCTATCGGCTCTATAAATACTCAAATAGGACATGTAGGATTTGCAAATTTAGAAAATAAATTAGCTTTTGCTGATGGAGTAAACGCATGGGAATGGGATAGTGATGCTTCAAGTTTTACGCAAATAACGTTTGGATTTTCTATAAAACCAATAGATATCTGTACTTTTAAAAATAGAATCATTGCGTTAAACGGTGAAACAGGACAATGGTATTATTCAGCCGTTAATGATACTACAAGCTGGGATATTTTAAATCTTTATACATTTCCAAATGGCGACATAAACGTAGCTTGTGCAGCTTTGGGCGATCGTTTATACATTATGGGGCAAAAATCTGTAGAGATATATGCAGCTAAAGAAGGGGCTACTTTATTTCCATTTCAACCAGCAGAACCTTTGCTTGAAATAGGTTGTGCGTCTGCTGCGTCAGTAGCACAAAATTTTGGTATTTTAGTTTGGCTATCACAAACTGATTCTGGTGTAGGTTCAGTTATAGCTACTACAGGAGGTACACCAGAAGCTATAAGTGATGCACCAACGGAGACACAATTAGGTAAACTTTCTGATATTTCTGATGCTTCTGGATATATTTATAAAAACCAAGAAGGTCATACTATGTATCGACTTAGCTTTACGAATGCAAATAGAAGTTTTGAATATGATTTCAATACTAAAAAATGGAATAGACCAGAATACGCAAAGCCGAAATTTCCAGGAAATCGTCATTTAAGCCAAAAACACGTGTATTTTAACTTAAAACATTACGTTTTGGATTATTCTGCACCGAAATTATACGAGATGTCGAATCAATATTATGATGACGCAGGAGTTAAAATTAGGCGCGCAAGAGTATCAAGCGTTCTTGAAGCGCCTGCTCATAAACGAATTATAGTAAATAAATTAACTTTAAGATTAAAACAGGGGACAGGTGGAGATTGTGGAATAGAAGAAGAACCAATTATTTATCTTCAAGTATCAACTGACGAAGGTGAAAGCTATGGAAATCAATTGCAAGCAGAGATCGGGAGAATTGGTAGGCGTAATTGGGAAACATCTTTTGATCGTTTAGCAGATGGACGTTCTGTTGTATTTAAAATTGAACATTATCATGCAAGACCTTTTGTGATACTGCAAGAAGACTTAAATATTGAAATTGTGGAGGCGCGCGCATGACATTATATGAAGCACCACAAAATCATGGTTTGCTAGAAAAAGATGGAAAATTAACGCCTAATTGGAAGACTTATTTTACTAATGTGAAAAATGAAATAAATCTTGGTGAAGCTCCAGCACCTATCCAGGAAATTACAGCAGCAGAAGGAATTAAAGTAACATCTCAACGAGCAAATATAACTATTAGAATTATCAGCGCAACTAGTGGAAATGTTACGCCAACTATTAATCCTCAAGTTTCTAATGGATTTGATGGCCAAGTGATAACGATTATGGGTGGGGATGATACGAGAACTGTAACATTAAACGATGGAAATGGTTTAAAGCTAAGTTCAGGTATTACTTTAAAAGAACATACTAATTTAGTTTTAGAATATAATGCAGCTAAAACGCTTTGGATTGAAAAAGCTAGAGCGTTAACTTAAAGGATTACATTAATTAATGTTTAACGTTAAACATTTTTTATTAAACATTAATTATTAAATATTATAAGGAGATAAAAAACATGTCATTTTTAAGTGATTTATTTGGAGGAGGTAGCGCAAGAAAAGCAGCTCAAGCAGCAGAAGAACAAGAAAGAGAAGCCACAGAAAGAGCATTGGGGCTTTTATCGCCTTTTCAACAGGCTGGAGTTGGAGCGATTGGAAATCTTCAAGGATTGCTTGGTCAAGATCCTACAGACATTATAAATAAAATTTTATCTCAATATCAAGAATCTCCAGAGCAACAGTTTAGATCAAAAGAAGCTAAGGAGGCTATGCAAAATCAGCTTGCTGCTGCTGGTTTATCGGGAAGTGGCGAGGCTATACAAAGAAGCGGCCAATTAGCACAACAATTAGCAGGTCAAGGTCAAGAACAATACTTACAAGATGTCTTAGGCCAAAGACAGCAACAAATGGGCGGCTTAGAAAATTTATTCAGAGGAGGGTTGAGTGCTGCTGGAACTGGCTCTGGGCTTTTAGGTCAAGAAGGACAAGCTTTAGGGGGTTTAGAAGCCGCAGGAATTATGGGCCAA